TAATTCTTCAGTGGGTTCTAAACTCATATATTTAACGGATATATTTTTTGTTGTAAATAAGGAAGCCCTTTATTTATTTATTTCTTCTTCTGTTTCTTTCTCTTTCTCCTCTTCTTTTTCTTTTTCCTCTTCTTTATTTTTTTCCTCTTCTTTTTCTTTTTCTTCTTCTTCCTCTTCTTCCTCTTCTTTTTCCTCTTTTTCTTTTTTTTCTTTTTTTTTTGGAGTCATCAATTCATTTACTTTATTAGCAACAGTATTAACTGTTGCTTCTATTTTTAATTTAATGGGTGTTTTATCTACAGATGTACTGGCATTTGTACTAGCATTTGTACTAGCATTTGTACTAGCATTTGTACTAGCATTTGTACTAGCATTTGTACTGAGAGCATCTGTTTGATTTAAACCTAGCGCCTTAACTTCATTATATTCATTCTTTACATTATTCAACATAATGGACGAAAGGGTATACTGATATGCTCTGCGTTTGTATTTAGATTCATTCTCCATTTTACTGTATTCGATTGTTCTTTCCAGTTCTCGGTTATCGAGAATTTTCTTGGTGGTCGACGGTTTGTAAAAACAATAACAGCAATTTAAAAAGAATGACAGACACCTCATATAATTATGATTCATGTCTTTTTCATTTTTAATAATATTTTCTCTGTATTTGTAATACTGGCTTTCGATATCGTCGCCCTTATCTAAATTCTTTGCAGCTAAAATAGACATATCTTTTGGAATAGGCACATCGATTTTTAACAAATCTAAAAACCTGGCCTTGTTATCTTTTATAAGCGTCTCCGCATTGCCTCGCATTTTTTTCGGCAAATAAATTTCGTTGTTTATTTTCGCGCTAAATGAAACCCAACTCTGTTTCAAGCTAATATATTCTTCCAAATTTTCTTGAAATTTAAATGTTTTGACGATACCGGTTAACAGTGCGACCGCAAAGCTAGTGATGGTAAGAACCAGATTTAACCCGAACTTTAAATTCGGAGAATAGTTGCCAAATTGCGTGACGCTTATGGTTCCGGATGCGGTCGATAATAGAAGACCTAACAAAATACAAGTCTGTAGTCGCCAACGATAAATTTTAATAGCTAAATCGAGGCATTCTATCTTGTAAGAAGCGACGCTAATCCAATCGCTAAATGTTTCTAAAGTTATTAAATTATCCCATGTTTTTTCTGAATTTATTTCTTCTGATTCTAAAAGGTCATTTTGAGAGCCTGAGCCTTCTATAATAAGGTCGTCTAATGATTTCAAACTTAACAAGTTTCTGTCTGAAGCGTTTTTCCGCATTATTAAATATAATATTATCAAATAAAGTAATATTATATATTTTATGTATTATATCGTAAACATATATCGTAAACATATACCGTAAACATATACCGTAACTTATAATGCCATAAAAATCGCCTGCATTTGTAAATCAATATTATCCATAATTGTTTCCATCGATTTCACATCCGTGTCCGCATTCTGCGTATTAATCAAATAAGAAGTCAAGTTCAAAATTATTTTGATTCTATCTTCTGTCCATATTTTATTCAAAGACTCGACTAATTCTGTCGTGTATAGCGGTGTCATATTATCTTTACGAAACAGATTTTCCACGCAATTTTCATCTAAATGATTTGAAATCAGCGAAAAATAATAATTCAAGCAAAGGCGCATAATAGAACACTGTTTATAGGTTTCAATCAATTTAAGAATGCCATTTTGAGCACATATAAATAAATCCTTTAACTTCGGATTTTGCTGTATAGACTCTTCTGATAAATAGTGCTGACATGCTATTTCAATGGGATTATACATGTATTGTAAATCGGTTTTATTCGTTTTCAAGAAATAACGACAAAGACCTTGGAACATACCAGGATCTTGAAAATAAATAATGTTTCTTAAAATGTGTATTTTGGTTCCTACTGATTTGTTGCTAAGAATCGCCAGTTTTATTATCACGGAAAGCGGATCTAAAATGTATAAGTGTTGGTCCACCGGTCTATTATCTTGTATTATATTAGTATCCATTCTTAATCTAGGATATATAAATAGATTAAAAAATATATTTAAGTTTGTTTTTTATACTTGGTAATTTTGGTAATTTGCGTAATTGGTAATTTGCGTAATTGGTAATTTGCGTAATTGGTAATTTGCGTAATTGGTAATTTGCGTAATTGGTAATTTGCGTAATTGGTAATTTGCGTAACAAGATAGTTTTAAGAGAAAGCATTGCTCATGAATTCGTCTGTTAGTTCCTGTGGAATATTATTAAAATCGACCAATGTATTGTTAAGCTCGTATTTTTTCTGAAATTCCGGGGACGAGTTCAGCCTTTCTTCAAACGACACCCTGTTTTCGAAATACTTTAATGCGGTTTTTGGACCACATTTGGGAAAAACCGAGGCGATATTGTCGCTAGGGTCGCCCATTACAATTTTACAGAATAGGTCGCACTTCGGGTCATTTGTGCTGGATTTCTGGTCTGTTAGTTTCTTAAAGGCTAAATTGTATAAATGAATTCGTGGTTCTGCTAGCTGTAAATAATCTTTGTCACTGGTGATAATGTATATAGTGGAAGCAGGGTATTTGCTTAGAATATGCTTGACTGAAATGGCGATACAATCGTCTGCTTCTAAATGGGGGTGCTTTAAAATACAGGTTGCTCCTGCTTCTAGAAAGAGTTTTTCCTCGTAGACCATTTTAAAGAAGGGGGCTCCCATAAAAGCGTCCTTGGTTGCTCGGGTGCCCTTGTATTCAGGGAACAATTTGGTGCGCCAAATATCCTGCCTTCTACAGTCTTTTCCGACAACAATAATGGGTTCCGTATTTTTGTCAATCTTCAAATTTTTTTGAAGCGACTTGATGTTATTAATAAAGGTTTTCTTGAATTTCTCGAGAAACTGTGGGTTTTGATAGGGGTCTAGAAGACACTCTGTATCTTCGGGGAACGCATTTTTCCACCATGTTAGTAGCGAGTGGTAACGATAGAAATTGTAGTAGCTGCCGTCGATGAATATAAAGGTATTAGTAGACGCAGTAGTCGCCATATTTTCGAATATAGTATTCATATAATAATACTATAATAAGCAGTATTTAATTACTTTCAATTTTTTATAATATAATATAAATATAATATAATATAATAATGGCAAAATTAGGAGCAGGAGCGATAGCGGGTATAGTGATAGCATGTGTTGTATTAGGATTAGGTGGTTTGTATAAATATAATACAATGGAAACTGTTGAAAATGATAGAAATGTCCTTTTACCGACTCCGGGATCTATTCTCGTTGGTTCAGACGATGGTTGGAAACCGAGAGTTGGCGGCAGTTCCCGAAAGCATAAAAAACAAGGGAAACCAAAAAAGGCTAGAAAACATAGTAAAAGGCGTTAATCAATCAAATTCCAATAAATTGGTAACCGCTTTAGAATGATTTAATGCGGTAAACTCTTCATTTACCCGAGTTATTTGCTGTGTCAAATAATCGATTGTCATACTTTTGGTCTGAATATCCTTTTCTAATTTAGCAATGATTAATTTTTGGTTTTGAGCGTTTTCTTTTAATTTTTGGTTTTCAATATAAAAATTGGCTTTATTAAAATTCAATGTAATTAGCCAGCTTTGATGAGCCTTTGTTTTTACATGTGCTGAAAAAATAGCATGTGTATCATATGTTTTATCTTTTCTTGCGCCGCAAGAGCATAACAGTCCTTTTTTAATGATATTAAATGATGGTATTTTGTCAATGTAATTACCTTTATCGTCTATGCTGGGTGAATAAATATCTGATTCTACTACTAATTCCATTAGTAACTTGTTAGTTATATAACTAAGATAGGATATCTCTATATTATAATTTGTTTAATTGTATTTATTTGCTTTTGCTTTTGCTTTTGCTTTTGCTTTTGCTTTTGCTGTCGCTTTTGCTTTTGCTGTCGCTTTTACCTTGTTTTCTAGTTTTTTTAACAACGCATCTAAACTTGCCATTTCTGGTTTGACCAGGTTTACATTTTTTGACGCATCTGTTAGTTACTATATTAAGTTCCTTATTCGGAGGACATTGTTTGAGTAGTAACTTATCAAATGTATCGGGGCTGGAAAATGGATCTAAAGTGGCGAATCTTTCCAATTCAGGCGATAAGTTTTTACCAGAGGTTTTACCAGAGGTTTTACCAGAGGTTTTACCAAGGTTTTTACCAGAGGTTTTTGCCAACACTGGACCTTTATTAACTAACAAATTATTATTAAAGCTTTTTTTAAGTCTCGTTAATATACCAGTTTCTAATAATATCGTCTCATATTCATTAATAAGCGCATCGACATTTATTTCTCTAGTCGCAGGATTAAAATCATACATTTTATGAAAAAAAGTAGACAACCTGGTAAACAACTCTAAGGTTATCGCACCATGTCTATGAAAACAATTTAAAATATATTTCAAAGTAAATCCAAGTCCATAAACATCGATTGAACTAACAACGCGGTCCAAAACAGTATCGTAAGCGTTAGTATCTATTAACTCATTCATACCATCAAAAAATTGTTCAATATACTCATATTTGTTAGTATCAGGTGGAGATTTACCATCAGGATCTATATAAGAAAATAGTATGTTAAAGGAATTGGGATTTTTAATTAACATTCCGAATGTGTTTTTTTTGACGAGCTTGTCGTCGATTGTAACAATCATTTCACTTAGTTGAGTTTTATAGGTGTTTTTTCTTATCGCACTGAGACCATTATACGCGTCGTATCTATCTTTATTCATTAGTCCGCAGTCAAATGGATACGACCAGTGATAAATGCCAAGAAAATTGTCACTTCGCTTGGACGATTTTATAATTTCCGCTTTTGAACGCATCAGACCGAAATCGATGAAGGCCAGCTTCCCAGTTTTCAGGTCAAGCAAAATATTCTGTGGTTTTATATCATTGTGAACTATTCCATTGTCTCTAAAAAATCGGAGACCCTTTAGAAGATGATGGACTTCTAACCAGAAGCGGTCTGTTTTGAATTTTGCCCTTGTTGATAAGTATTTTGTCATTTCAGAGCTACATAAGTTTTTCAAATCAGGACCGCCAAATTTCATGAGCAATATTTTGTAATCATTTGGAGCCGTTTTTACTTCCGAACTTTTAATATAAGAGCATTTTGAGATTTCAGAATCTATAATTTTATCGTTTAATTCTGGCTGGCACAATATAGGCGTCCCTAAATGATATTCGTTTACCGGGTCATATGAGCCGATAACGACGAATTCTTTTAGCTCATTTTGAGCGTCCATTGTTTTCATAATTTTCGACACATAGTCGGTATATTGGATGTCAGGATTTTTCAAATCTTTGTCAGGATTTTTCAAATCCTTGTCAGGATTTTTCAAATCCTTGTCAGGATTTTTCAAATCCTTTAGACAACGCAAGCTAGGTTTATGGACACAACCATAGGCACCTTCTCCTATAACATTTCGTTGTTTTACCATATTATATATAATAACCTTACAATTTATTATATATTCATCCAAAAATCCAAAAATCCAAAAATCCAAAAAATCTAAATATCTAAACTAACAGTATTCCTATCCGATTTAGGCTTTCTACGAGTGCGCTTAGGCACATTTGCGTCATTTTGAAGCTCCATTAGGTCATTGATACTGATTGTGCTGTTATTATTATCCGGTGTCGAAGTCTCCTGTGTATTTTGCTGTTGCTGTTGCTGTTGCCCAGAAATATTAATTGTTTTCGTCTTTAACCCAGATAAAATATCAGAAATATCACTTGGCCCCTTCATATCAGGGCGTTTAGACCTTTGATTCGGCTGAGGCTGTTCTAAACCAGGTATACCAAAGTTTTCCTTGATACTTATCCCATCTTCGTTAAAATTGCCTCGGGCCATGCTGATATCCGGTCTTCTGCTACCGATGCCACTACCGTTACCGTTAGCAGACATATTGTTTCCAGCTCTACCCGATGGCGGTGGCATCGCATTTGGGCCCTGCGTATTTAGTGGAGCCGGCGGGCCTCTCGACTGGCCTTCGGCCGGATTCATTAAACCTCCCATAAATCCGGCAAATCCAGGATTCGTCGTGCCCATCGAATTCACCGCCGCGCTCTGGAATTGCCTCATGAGGTCCGGATTTTGCCTCATGATATCATCCATACCCGGCATTGCGCTCTTGAACATTGTATTCGTCATATGAACCATCATAGCCGAACCACCGAGCTGGAACAAAAGCTTGAGTTCGGGTGCTAAAGTAGCCTTGGATTTGTATTTTTCAAAAAGCTCTCCAAAGACATCGTCGTAATCAGTGATATTTTCGTTTATTTGCTCGCCCCAACCATCGATTTTGATGTCAAAAGGATCGAAACGGTTATTCAAAAATTCGATACCGTTGATTATCGCCATCATCATATTACCCTGAAATTTCACGGAATTTTGTTTCGTTTTTTCTTCCATAATCATTTCATATTCGCCCTGCATTTCTGCTAAATCGGAGTCCATATTGTATTTCTTTGTTAGCTCGACTCCCTTTTTCTCTAGAGCCTCTAATCTTCTTAAAAATTTGAACTTCTCTCGCAGCAATTCGTCTTTTGTTAGTTTAGGCTGGGATGACATCCCTCTGGAGTCGGGATTTACTGGGATGTTATTGAATTTTTGATATCCATCCCATGTCTTGTTCTCCGTATCATTACCGCGTTTTGGCGTATCATCGAATCGGACAGATGGCGTATCATTGCTAAAGAGTGAGCCTAGACCGAATGAGGAACTAGAACCAGAACCGGAACCAGAACCGGAACCAGAATTATATGTCTCGCTTGCTAAATTATTTAATTCATCTTCTAAATTATTCAGGTCGTCGATATCGATATCGCTAGTTGGCCCCATATTCTCAGACTTTTTTTCATTCATCAAGAGTTCAATCCCGCCTCCGAAATTGGTTTTCTTTTGGTTCCAATTGCTGCCACTATCTAAATTTTCAAAGTCCAATGAAATGTCTATAATATCGTTATCCATTATTATGAATTAATAAGAACATTTAATTTTAAGTATTACGAATTACAATATATATATTTTAATTAAATTGTTAATTGTTATTTATTATTGTTATTTGTTGTTATCATCGACTTCTACAAATTTAACATAAATATATCCATCCCCTTCTGAATATAATTTACTACAATTGATTTCAAATATTAGAGAATCGTCTACATAAAGCTTGTCATTTAGAGCATCTAACACAAATTTCACCATATTATCTAAATCCTTATTATTGATGTTATATTTTGGTGAAGTATCTTTTAATATATTGGAATTCTTGCCCGTTTTATAATGTGTTTTGGGTCGCTTACAATAAAAATGTAAGACACATCTTATCGGCTTGCTCATTTTCTCCTTTGGCATCCCTTCCGGCAGCAATTCGATGGCCTTGATGAAATCCTCTTTTTCCTTTTTTGATGGGTCGTAGGTTCCTCCATGTAATCTATGTCGGTGTCGTTTTAAGCTGACGGGTTCAAATGGGATGGTTGTCTCGAATAGCATGCAAGGTAATATAATAAGTATAAAGTAATTATTATATTGTTTTTACAAATCTTATTTTACAAATCTTATTTTACAAATCTTATTTTTTATTATTTTGTATTGTAGAATATGCCGGCGATATCATTCGACTAGTCATTTGCTGCTTTTTTAGAAAATCCTGTTTTAAATCACTGTTGTTACCCCCGTAATTAGGATAGCTGGGATCGTGTAGCGATGAAAATCTATGAGGAACATTAGTGTCAATCATTGTTTGACTGCTTTGAAAGTATGGATTATTACCAGAAGCATATATGTATTCCATCGAATTGTATTTCATTATATGATTTGCGTTGTTTTGAATATATTGCCTATATTTCCAAT